CCTTTTAACAGATTTTAATGATTACCGCTTTAATGTAATCCTCAAAGCACGCCAGTTGGGCATCTCAACTATTGCTGCTGGCTATATTGTTTGGATGATGCTGTTTCATAGAGACAAGAACATTCTTGTTATGGCCACAAAATTCAAAACAGCGGCCAATCTTGTCAAAAAAGTTAAGGCAATTATGAAAAATGTCCCAGACTTTCTTCTTATCGCCAATATATCAATTGATAATAGGGCATCTTTCGAGCTTTCCAACGGTTCACAAATTCAAGCAGCCTCAACTTCCGGCGATGCTGGTCGTTCCGAAGCACTTTCTCTTTTGGTGATTGATGAGGCCGCACACGTTGAAAACCTAAGCGAGCTTTGGGCCGGCCTGTATCCTACAATTTCAACTGGTGGTCGAGTGATCGCTCTTTCTACTCCAAATGGTGTTGGAAACTGGTTTCACAAGACATATAGCGAGGCAGCGGAGGGGTCAAACGACTTTCACCCCGTTGTGCTGAATTGGGACGTTCACCCTGACCGAGATCAGGAATGGTTTGAGAAAGAAACAAGAAATATGTCCAGACGAGAGATCGCTCAGGAGCTTGAATGTAACTTCAATACATCGGGCGAGACAATTATTCATCCGGATGATATCGCGTGGGTAGAAACGAACGTTAAAGATCCTAAATACAGAACAAGTTTTGACAGAAATATGTGGATTTGGGAAGAATATAATCCCGAATGCACTTACCTCCTTGTTGCCGATGTCGCAAGAGGAGATGGGGCAGATTATTCTGTTTTTCACATCATCAAATTAGATACAATGGAAGTTATAGCAGAGTATCAAGGAAAACCCAGTTTAGATATGTATTCCAGCATTTTAATGCAGGCTGGCAAAGAATATGGTAATTGTTTGTTGGTTGTTGAAAATGTTGGCATTGGCATTTCCGTTTTGGAAAAATTAATTGAGTTGCAATATCCGAATTTATATTATTCGATAAAGGGTACCCATGAATATGTAGATAGCCACCAGGGAGCAACGAACAACTCTGCTGTCCCAGGATTTACAACATCTTTAAAAACCCGACCTCTTATCGTTGCAAAATTAGAAGAATTCATTAGAAACAAACTAATTAAAGTATATTCGGTTCGCTTTTCTAACGAATTGCGAACTTTTATTTGGCACAATGGCAAACCTCAGGCGATGAGGGGATATAATGATGACCTTATTATGGCATTAGCAATTGGTTGTTGGGTGAGGGATACAGCATTGAGTGTTAATAAGAGAGAATTAGAATATAAAAAGGCGTGTTTGGATTCCATGATTAGAGTTAATACAAAAATTAATACAACAATCCCAGGAATGCAGGGATATAATAGAAAAGAAGCATTAGATGAGAAGATGTTTAAAGCAAAAGAAGATTATGAACAATATTCTTGGTTAATAAAAGGATAAAGAATGGCCGACCAAAAGAAAAACCCCAATAACTCACAATCAGAACTTTTTAGGAGATTAACGAGATTATTTTCGGGTCCAATCGTAAACTGGCGTACCCAGATGAATCGAAAGATTCGAAGAACGGCGCTTGACAAATATTCAACAGATTTCAGATCAGCAAGTGGTCAACAATTTAAAAAATCAGAATATAGCCCCTTTGATGTCATGCATTCGAAGATCATGGCTCAACAAAATAGAGCCGAGAGATATATTGATTATGAACAAATGGAATATATGCCAGAATTGGCCTCCGCAATGGATATTTATGCTGATGAAATGACAACACACTCTGCTCTTTCTCCTATGATGGATATTGAGTGCCCAAACGAAGAAATCAAAGCGGTTCTTCGCTCTCTTTATGAAAATGTTTTAAATATTAATCATAATTTGTTTGGATGGTGTCGCTCAATGTGCAAATTCGGAGATTTTATTCTTTATATGGATATTGATGACCGTATCGGTGTAAAATCTGTCATCCCAATCCCACTGAAAGAGATTGAAAGGATGGAAGGCGAAGATCCTACTAATCCAAACTACGTCCAATACCAGTGGAACTCTGCTGGTATGACTTTTGAAAATTGGCAAATTGCTCATTTCCGAATACTTGGAAATGACAAATATTCCCCATATGGTACCTCCGTGATGGAATCTGCTCGACGTATTTGGCGTCAGTTGGTTCTTATGGAAGATGCAATGATGGCTTATCGGATTGTCCGTTCAGCAGAACGAAGAGTTTTTTATATCGATGTCGGAAATATTGCCCCGCAAGATGTAGAAACCTTCATTCAAAAGACAATTACATCTATGAAACGAAATCAGGTTGTTGATGCGAATACGGGAAGAGTCGATTTGAGATATAACCCTCTTTCGGTTGAAGAAGACTATTTTGTTCCAATTAGAGGAGGAGAATCATCTAAAATTGAGTCACTTCCTGGCGGTCAATTTACTGGTGATATTGATGATGTGAAATATCTTCGAGACAAAATGTTCTCTGCGATAAAGATACCGTCCGCATATTTGTCAAGTGATACAGAAAGTGTGGAGGATAGGACAACACTTGCACAAAAAGATGTTCGCTTCGCAAGAACCATCCAAAGACTACAGCGCTCTGTTATTGCCGAGTTGGAAAAGATTGGAATCGTTCATTTATATACTTTGGGATTTAGAGGCGATGATTTAGTAAGTTTCCGATTAAAGTTAAATAATCCATCCAAAATTGCCGAACTTCAAGAATTGGAGCACTGGAAATCAAAATTTGATATTGCCAGCGGCGCCACCGAAAACTTTTTTAGCCGTCGTTGGATTGCTCAAAACATTTTTAGTCTTTCCGAAGAGGAGTTTGTTAGAAACCAAAGAGAAATGTTCCACGATAGAAAATATGAAGCAGAACTTAATGCCGCAGCAGAATCTGCCGGCGAAGCCGCTGCTGGAGGGATTGGGGATCTCGGCGGCGGTGATCTTGGGGATCTTGGCGGCGGTGATCTTGGGGATCTTGGCGGCGGTGAAGACCTTGGGGATCTTGGCGGCGGGGATCTTGGCGATCTCGGCGGCGGTGAAGACCTTGGCGGTGAAGAGGGGGGAGGCCCCCTTTTGGCAGCCCCAGCGAAGCGAAATGATGATCGTGACGATAGAAACCGCCGATATACTAAAAATTCTTTAGGAAAAAAGGCCAAAGGAAAGAGATATGTTCCCAAAGAATTAAGGGGACACGACGGCCGAAATGGGAGAGAACAAAACTATACAGCCATAGCATTCCCAAAGTCAAAAGAGATAGTACCGGGAATGGAAAATTTAATGGGTCTTTCTCGGGGTATTTACGAAACTAAACAACCTAATTATAATAAAGAAGAAGCTCTTTTGTTTGAAGCAAGCTCAAGAGTTAAAGATTTAGTCGCAGAATTAGAAAACTTGGAGATTCAAATAGATGAAAATGAAACACAATAAGAAGCGCAATAGCGCTTTTATTTTCGAGGTGCTAATCAGGGAACTGGCCAAAACCATTATGGAAAAAAATGATAATAAGAAAAAAATTATTATGAAGCTCATTAAGGAACACTTTAGGGGAAATACTGTTTTGGCTAAGGATATGGATATTTATAAATCAATTCTGGACACCAAAAACGTCGAGAGACATACAGCGGAAAGATTAATTTTCGAATCAAGAATGCAGAAAAAGACTATCAATCATCGAGAGCTTTTCAAAGAACAGACGGCGATAATCGACAAAATAAATAAATTTATATCTCCAGAGGCATTTTCCAATTTTATTCCAAATTATAGAGATTTGGCAACAGTTTTTCAAATTTTTAATCCAAAAGTAAAAACAAAACAAAGAGTATTGTTGGAAAATCATATGATCAACATTATGATTACCGAAGAAGAGCGCGAAAAAGAATTTTTAAAACCAATTGACAACCTAACTTATAAAACATTTGTTCAAAAGTTTAATGAGAAGTATTCTAATAAGCTAATAAAAGAACAAAAAGAATTATTGAGTAAATATATCGGTTCCTTTGCTGATCACGGTATCGAATTGAAGATGTTTTTGAATGAGGAAATCCCCAGACTTACAAATATCGTCAAAAATTCTCTTAATTTGAAAGAAATCAAAAATGATCAAGATATGGTGGAAAAGACAAAAAAAGTTATTAAAATTTTGGAAACGACATCAAAGAGAGTCTTGGATAATAAATTTGTTCATGATATTTTAAAAATTCAAGGTCTCGTTAAGGAACTGGCTTAAATGGCAATTACAATCCAGATTGGAAAAGCAGCGCGCCAAGAGAAAATTACTTTAGAATTAAAAGCTAGAAAATCTCTTGATGGAAATATTATGATCTTTGATCACGAAGAGATGGATATCGTAATTATGCCGACTAAGAGCAAGGTTGTAACTTTTGCCAAGAATGATTATTCTGAAACCGTTTACGAGGCTCAAAATAGACTATTTGAATTTTTAAAACGAAATGGTGTTGTCGAATATGAGTCAATCAGAGGAGGCAGCGTTTATGGATCATTGGAGGGTTTAATTCCGACTTCTAAAAATAAAGAAATAAATCCAGTAGATTATACAATTTATGGTATTTATAAGTTCTTAAAAGAAGAAAAACCATATTATGATTACATCGATGATTATGAACAAATGCTTGACAATTATTATACACATCCGACAGATCAAGACTCTACAGAACTTGGTGAAGTGCCGCAAGCCTCTGAAAAGGGTTCAATCAAGCCCGGATATACTTATCAGCCATATTGGATGAGCTACATGCTTGAAGGAAAAGAAAAATGAAACTTACATCAAAACAATTGAGAAAGATTATTAAAGAAGAGGTTAGAAACGTCCTGTCAGAAACTAAAATGATGGGCGGAATGAACCGGGAGATGGGCATCGGAAGAGGCTCAGAACCACAGGATACTAGATCTACTGCTGATTCTAGTAAATTATTTAATTTAAAACAACAATTGTTCGACAAGTTGGAGGCCGCGATTGAAGAAGAAGATGAAGATCATTGGCTTAAGGACATGCCCGCAGATGGTGAGGCTCCGGGATATGACGATCTTGAGTCCGACTTGATGGTCAGTGGAGATTACACGATCGAAGACTATTTAAAAGCCATAAAAGCATTTCTCACCAAATACGGCGAAGAGCAGTTTTTAGAAGCTCTGCGGTAACCAGTTGTCCCTCCTCTATTTCATCCTAACTGCCTACGGATTAACTCAATTAATCTGTTATGCCAAAATTTTTAATAAAATCCGACCAAGTGGCTACTTTTGGAGATGTCCAATGTGCACTGGCTTTTGGGTTGGTATTTTTTTATGTGGAATAAGCCCTTTTACGGAACTATTTACATACGAACTTAATGTTATGAATTTCTTTATTTGTGGCTGCCTAAGTTCTGGAACTTCTTATATCTTAAGCACGGTATTTGGAGATAACGGCATAAATCTACGAGGAGGTGATTAACATGTTTATAAGATATATGCTTCGAGGAGTCCGTCGTTGTAAAAACGGTTGTTGACTACTTTAAAGAGGGAAAAAAATGAGTAAAGTTTTATTGAGAGAATATTATGCTCTTTGTGAGGGGGGCGTTTGTCAAGATCTGCTGACAGAGGCCGAGAAGAGAGATATAAGAGAAAACAATGCCATGTATTTAACTGGCCTTATGCAGCACTGCGATGTCCAGAATGGCAATGGGAGGGTTTATCCTCAAAAGACCCTTATGAGGGAGGTTAAGACATACCAAAAGCTTGTCAAAGAAAAGCGAGCCCTTGGCGAACTTGATCATCCAGATGATTCTGTCATTAATTTAAGAAATGCTAGCCACATGGTTACCAATATTTGGGCAGACGGCCCAAAAGTTATGGGAACCGTTAAGGTTCTTAACACCCCAGCCGGCGGAATCCTAAGATCCCTCGTTGAATCGGGAGTCCAACTTGGTATTTCGTCACGAGGCCTTGGTTCTGTTCGTGAAAGCACTCAAGGAACAATGGTCGAGGATGATTTTCAACTTATTTGTTTTGATTTTGTTTCGGAGCCAAGTACGCCAAACGCCTTCATGAATTTGCAGGAAGGCAAGCAATATAAAGAGCCAAATATTTTTACAAAAGCAGATAGAATTAATAGAGCTTTAAACAATATACTGGGAAATTAAAAAATGGAAATTAAACTATCTTCTTTGGTTCTTTTAAAAGAGTTTCTGGACTCTAGGGGCGCGGAAAAATTAGGTGCGAAACAAGTTGAGATCTTACAAAAAATATTAGATACCCTAGAAGGTATGGATATAAGCATCGATCAGCTTACTGCTTTGGTGGCCGGAACAGATGCCCTTAGTCTCCAAATAGGGCAAAATACATATGGTAGGATGGCACCAACACCAATGAATATCAAAAGATCCCCGTCCCCCCCGGCCGTTCCTAAGGCCGCCGCCGCCAATGAAGGCTGGTCAGATCATAAACAAACAAAATCCCTAACAGAAAATTGGCGCCATTTTATAGAAAAAAAGAGAAGAAAATGAAAAAGAATGAATTTAAGAAAATATTAAAACCTCTTATCAAAGAATGCATCAAGGAAGTAATCTTTGAAGAGGGTATTTTGTCAAATTTAATTAAAGAAGTCGCACTGGGTATTGGCTCTCAGCAAACAATCGTTGAATCCAAGGCATCAGAGCCAGAACACGACTTCTCAAGACAGCGTGTGGAACTCCAAGAAGAAGCACATGCTGCAATGACGGAAAAAAAGAGAAAGCTTGAAGAATCCCTCGGCAGCGGATTTAAAGGAATTTTTGAAGATGTTGAACCCCTCCACAAAGGGGGGTCTCCTGGCGGATCTCCGGCCCAGGGCCCTTTAGCAACTTATGCAGCAAACGATCCGGGTGTCGATATAAGTGGAATCATGGCAATTGGTGGCGGAAAGAACTGGAAAAACATGATTTAGATTGTCTTTCTGACTATTTATAGCGGAGGTTATAAGTGTCCAGATTTAGACCAAGCCCAAATTATATTTATGGTGGTATCACAGTTAATGGTGAGTGGAATGATGGTTACTTGGGGAATGACGAATATATTCCATTGCTCCCAACAGATTTTAATGTGCGGGAGTATAGTCGCACTACTACTACACAGAATAATGTTATAGAAGGCTTACAGACTACAACGACCCCACCGGGGGGCTCTGTTGTTCTTCCGTGCACTGATGGTGGATCATTTGCTATGAAAATCATTCCCCCTGGATATGAAGCATTCGCTTTCATTATTCACGGGCAAATTGCTCCTCTTTTTGATGTTGCGGCATATGGATCGCGCCTCACTACCGGTGCCAATCCGTCTGTTGCTTCGGGTAATCAAAATATAATACACACTTTTACTACTGCTGGCTCCGGAGACGGACAAACTTATGTTATTATAGAATTCGATCCGGTAAACGCCACCGATGAGATGTTTGGTGGTAAAATTTTCATAAGAAAAATACCTTGAGAGGTGTTTTTTGGTTCTCTTCTTCAAAAATGAGAACTATATAAATATAGGGGGGGATTAATTAATGTCAAGATTCAGAGCTAATAATAAGATTTTTGGTGGCCTCACGGTCGATGGCTCTTGGTCTGCCGGCTACTTGGGAAATGATGAATATATTCCAGTGTTTGGTTCTGATTTTAATGTTCGCGAGTATGCAACAACTGGTCGCCCTCAATCAACAGCTATCGAAGGTCAATATACAAATGGGACAGGAGGTGCTATCCGAATTCCTGCTGGCGCCGCCATGGGGCCCTCATATGCTATGAAGATTATTCCTAAGGCTTACGAAGCCTTTGCTTTTATTGTGCATGGTACTATATTTCCTACTTACAATGTCAGAGCTTTTAGTTCTACACTCGATAGCAACACCGTGACGAATCTTCAAGCTGCCCCCGGCGCGCAAAATACAACACATACTTTTACTAGTGTAGTTCCCGGAGATGGTTCCAATTATGTTGCTATATATTTCGAGCCAGCAAATATCAAGTCTGAGGTGTATGGTGGTAAAATTTTTATAAGAAAGAAAACATGAGGGGGATTAATTAATGTCAAGATTTAGACCAAGCCCAAATTATATTTCTGATCCCATCACAGTCGATGATGGCTGGTCTGCTGGTTACTTGGGAAATAGTGAGTATATCCCGTTATTGGGGACTGATTTTAATGTTCGCGAGTATGCATCAACTAGTCGCCCTCAATCAACAGCTATCGAAGGTCAATATACAGCTACAGTCGGCGCGGGTGCTATCCGAATTCCTGCTGGCACTTCCGCTGGTGCTTCGTATGCTATGAAGATTATTCCCAGAGCCTATGAGGCATACGCCTTCATCATCCGTGGGACCGTAACCCCTCTTTATAGCCTCAGGGCTTTTAGTTCCGCACTTGATAGCACGGCCGTGACGGATCTTCAGCTTTTCTTCGGCGCTCAAAATGTAATACATACTTTTACTAGTGTAGTTCCCGGAGACGGATCAAATTATGTTATTATAAGTTTCCAGCCGACGAATTCCAGCGATGAGGTGTTTGGTGGTAAAATCTTTATAAGAAAGAAGACATAAGGGGCGCGAATGTTAGAACAAGAATTTATTTTAGATGAAAATCAAAAAGAGCTTTTACTTAAAGGTTCAAAATACCAAGTGATGATGGAATGGGAAAAGCCCTATATGGAGGCGATTATTGATGAAATAAAGCCTACTGGTGATGTTCTTGAAATCGGATTTGGGTGTGGGTATTCGGCAACACAAATTCAGCACTATAATCCCAAAAGTCATACAATAATTGAATGTGACACTACAGTAATCCAGAGGTGCAAAAACTGGTCAGAAAAATATAAGAATATTAACATTATTCATAATACTTGGCAAAAAGCTTTATCTTCTGTGGGAGAGTTTGATTTTATATTTTTTGATGACTATCCTCTCGAAACATTTGAAGAGGTTACAAAAGAAAATTTATTACAATTCAGAGTAGATCAGGAAAGGCTCTATCTGTTTATTGATATTTGTTTAGATTGGCATATGAAGCCTGAATCGATCTTATCGTGTTATTTAAATTCTTCTGAAAGCAAATTCAATCATTCGCGCTGGAAGGACCTAATTATAGAGAACCCGAGAATTTTATATAAAGAAAAGATAATAGATATAGAAATCCCAAAAAATTGTAATTATTTTAAAGGAAACAACAAGGTTGTTATTCCGATAATTAAAAAAGTTGGATAAATTATGGAGATAAAATGTCAAAAAAACCAGTGAATATATCAGTCAAGCCCAGAGGCCGGAATGACACTCCGCAGAGAATGATAAAAAGATTTATAAAGAAGGTCAAAAAAGAAAAAATCTTAGAAACTTATCGTGAAACTTTGCGATATGAAAAGCCTTCTGAGAAAAGAAGGGAAAAAAAGAAAAGAAGAAAGCAAGTTCTTAAAAAACTTGCTGAGGAAAATAAAATAAAATAAAAGATAATTAAGTTTTCAAAACTAATTATAGAATGTTAGGAGTTTAATAAATGCCAATTTATGAGTACAGAGCAGGATTACAAAATGTCGGATCCTATCAAGTCGGCGGGACACCATATTTAACTGGAACTTTAGTCGATCCTGCAAACCCAAATTTGGGTGAAGTTAAAATTTCTTTTCCGAATGTAACAAAAAATATTTTAGTAACAAACACGAGTGCCAGTGTTCCAATCCGAGTTCATTTTAATTCTGCTGTAGATGGAAATGTTATTGGGGGGCATCACTATTTTACGTTGGAAGATAAAAAAGACAGTATAACTTTTAATCAAAAGTGTAAAGAAATTTATATTTCACTGGAAACAACCACCTCAACGGGATCCTTCGAATTGGTTGCTGACTTAACTGGAATTAAAGACAATGAGATGTTCGCCTTAACTGGGTCCGGACTTACAGATTAATTCCTTATAATAAAAACGGTCATTTTGTATTTCGAAAGACTATTTATTTGTGAGTAAATCTATAAGGGAATATATCTATGTCTTCATTACTAGAACAAGCGATAATTGATGCAGCAGCTTTAAAAGAGGCAGCCATTAAAAATGCTGAATCTGCAATTTTGAATAAATATTCAACCGACATTAAAGAGGCGGTGGAAAACTTGTTAGAGCAAGACGATGAGCTTGCCCTTGGTGTTGAGGATGGAATGGGATTATCTACTTCCTTGGAAGATAGTATTCCTCTTGCTGGTGCACCACCAGAATCAATCGATGAGCAAGAAATTGTATTAAGTATGGAAGAGCTTAAAGATATGGCCGAAGCTCTTGCTGATGCAGAAGGAGATTTGATTGGTGAACCATCACCACACGAAAATCTTGTTGATGATGTGCCGGGCGCCGAGCCACCCTCGTCCCAAGAAGCGGAGACTTCATCTGTCCCTGTTGATGTAACCTTGGAAGAGGAAATAAATTTAGAAGATCTTGATGAGATCTTGGAAGAACTCATCGTCGATATCGTTCCTGAAAAAAGCGGATGGGCTGGCACCCCCGGAACTATTATGGATTACAAAGAAGAATTGGCCTTGGCCCATCGCTCTGGAACAGAGGCACTAGCACAGGCAAAAGCATTGACACAGGCTGGAGAAAGACTTAGAGAGGCAAATAGAGACCTCAAATCAAAAAATACAAAAATGATAAAAGCACTCCAGATCTTAAAAGAAAGTTTTAATAAAGTTAATCTCTCAAATGCGAGATTAGTTTACACGAATCAGGTATTAACAGACAACTCCTTGAATGAGCGGCAAAAAAAGAAAATTGTCGAGGCTCTGTCAAAATCAGATTCTATTGAAGAAGCAAAGGTAATATTCGAAACTCTAAAAAGCGCGGTGGGAAGTGTATCAGGTAAAGCACGTCCACAATCACTACGCGAGACCATCGAAAGACCCTCTGCCACTTTACCTAGAAGAGCAGCCAGAACTGTTGAATCTCCGGAAGCGGACAGGATGCAAATACTGGCTGGAATAAAGACAAACAAATAAAGGAGATTTTTAAAATCATGTCTATACTTAAAAAATTAACTGAAGGTATTGTTCGTCGCGATCTATCTAAAGAAGGATCTGCTCTTCTCTCCAAGTGGGAAAAGACTGGACTTTTAGAGGGACTCGGGAACGAACGTGCTAAATATGGGATGGCAGCATTGCTAGAAAACCAAGCGAAGGAACTACTTCGTGAGGCTTCTACTATGGCTGGTTCACCCTCTGGAGATGTTGAAGGTTTTGCTTCCGTCGCCTTTCCTATTGTCCGTCGAGTATTCGGCGGCCTAATCGCTAACGATCTTGTTAGTGTTCAACCAATGAGCCTTCCTTCTGGACTCATTTTCTTCCTGGATTTCACCTACGATCGTGCACGCCTTGATACTCTTGCCAATACTTCGATATACGGTGGTGGTGTCGTCGCTTCACAAATCACTGGCGGTGTTTCACTTGCTGGCGATCTCGCTGAACAAAGCTATTATTCTTTGAACAATGGGTATTCAAGTCCAACAGGATCCGCCAACTTCACATTGGCCGATTTTGCATCAGGTACAGTCGGCTCTGGAGTTCCAGGCGACTGGTCGGGCAACACAGCCGCCGGCATCGCTCTCGCATTGCACGGTGATCGCCTAGTCCGCTTTGATCCAGACTTGGAATCAGGCTCTTTTGCTTGTGTTTCAACTTTGCCTCTGGCAACCCTCACCGCCGGTCAGTTTAACGTTAAAGATCTCGTCACTGTGACTCTTAACGATGCAGCCGGTGTTGTCGATGTTAATCAAGTCAGACGCCTGACTCGTGATGACCCCGATACTGCTGGTTCTGTCTTACTGGTTAACGCAGGGCTCGCATCTGCCAACGCCTGCGCAGCCGACCTTGTTTTACAGAATTCAGCATCATTTGTTATTGATGACAACTTCGCCGCCATTGGCGCGGTTGGTTCTGTATCTGGTCTAGATACATGGGGATTGGAAAACAATGCGGCAATTCCAGAAATTGACATCAAGGTTGATTCTGTGGCTGTCACTGCGAAGACCAAGAAACTCAAAGCGAAATGGACACCAGAATTGGCTCAAGACTTGAACGCATACCATAACTTGGATGCCGAAGTCGAATTGACCTCAATTCTGTCCGAGCACATCGCTCTTGAAATCGACCAAGAAATCTTGGAAGATCTCGTGAAGGGTGCTACTGCTGAAACCTTGTTCTGGTCACGACTTCCTGGTAAGTTTGTAAATCGGACAACTGGTGCACCACTAATTCCAACTAGTGGGTTTCCTGACTTCACGGGTAATGTATCCGAGTGGTATGAAACCTTGATTGAGACCATTAATGATGTCTCGGCCCAAATTCACCGTAAGACCCTTCGAGGCGGCGCTAACTTCATCGTGTGTTCACCTGAAGTTGCTAACCTCCTTGAGTTTACCGCTGGATTCCGTGGTGCCGTGACTCACGATGATGATCGTGGTCAAGTTGGTGCTGTTAAAGTCGGCTCTTTGAGCAAGAAGTTTGACGTTTACGTCGATCCTTACTTCCCACGGAACGTTGTTCTCGCAGGACGTAAAGGTTCTTCTTTCCTCGAAAGCGGATATGTGTACGCACCGTATGTACCTCTCCAGATGACTCCAACAATCTTCGGTACCGAGGACTTCGTGCCGCGCAAAGGCGTCATGACTCGATATGCCAAGAAGATGGTCCGCCCGGATATGTACGGCTTGGTCGTCGTTCAAGATTTGTCATAGTATAATCTAGGACACATTAACACAAAAAATGCCCCCCCTCCGTTTTCGGAGGGGGGTTTGTTTATTTGGAAACTAATTAATGCGGAGGGATCATAAATGGCATTGCCAACACTAACACCAGCCAGCCAAATGAGCAAGGCGATATTGCCCATAACCGGGGCGGCCGCCGATGTCGCTGCAACACTTCCGCTTGGTATATATACATCTAATGCTTTTCTTTCTGGTGCCGCTGATCAAGTTGCTTATACATATAAGAAATTGGGTGGAGATGTCTTAGACATTGAAATGCTGGCATCAAATGTATATGCGAACTATGAAGAGGCTGTTTTAGAATATAGTTATTTGGTCAATTTGCATCAATCGAAGAATATTCTCTCCAATGTTCTCGGACAAACAACGGGAACATTTGATCAAGATGGAAATATTGTAACTGGACCGACTAATGTTAATTTAAAATTCCCCCGTGTTACTTTCGAATATGAAAGAAGGGTGGCTGATAATTTTTCTTTCAATGCTGATGTTGGAGGAACAATTCCAATTTATTCGGCATCTTTCGAAATTACAGAGGGAGAGCAAGATTATGATTTACAAGCAATTATATCAGGATCGTCGGCTAGCGGCTTGCAGCCCAACGGCGAAGCTGCCCCATTCGCAGGCATTGTTGGAAATAAGAGGGTTATAGTCAAAAAAGTCTTCTTTAAGACACCTGCTGCAATGTGGAGGTTCTTCGGATATTACGGAGGATTGAATGTTGTCGGAAACCTTCTATATTATGGACAATATACTGATGATTCCTCTTTCGAGGTAATCCCTGTATGGCAGAATAAGTTACAGGCGAAGGCCTACGAAGACCACTTGTTCACACGCCTATCTCACTATTCATATGAATTAAAGGACAATAAATTAAGAATATTTCCTCAGCCACAACTGGTAGGCATATATAGGTTTATGTGGGTTGAATTTTCAGTTATACCTGATAGCTGGGATGAGGCTTCCGATGTGGATACTGGAATAGGTGGGGTTAATAATATTAATACTATTCCTTTCGATAATCTTCCCTATGAAAATATTAATGCGATAGGAAAACAATGGATCCGAAGATTTGCTTTGGCCCTATCGAAAGAAACTCTTGGTCAAATTCGAGGAAAATTCAATCCCATTCCAATTCCAGGATCGGATATTACCTTAAATGCATCCGATCTCTTAAGTCAAGCCCAGAATGAACAAGAAAAATTACGAGAAGAATTAAAGACAATTCTGGATGAATTAACTTATGCAGAACTAGCAAAGAGAGACGCAGAAATAACAGAGGCGGTCAATACGGTACAAACAAAGGTGCCAATGTTGATTTTCCAAGGATAAATACATAAGTGAGCAGCAAAAAAGACCAATTTGATGACGATTTCAGACCTTATTTTCCCGAGGAAAAAAAGGCCACTGTCCCTGCACTAAAAGAAATTACTTTTATGCCATCCACCATCGAAACAATTGATTATGCCCTTCATGAGTGGCTGAATGAAGAATTAAATATATTTTGCACAACAAATGATGGATGGAAGAAAGTACCTATTATATGGTCAATGCCCGAAAGAGCCTTTCAGGTAAAAGAAAATAAAGAGTTGCGCAATCTGGATGATATTTTCACATTCCCAGTTATGAGTGTTGAAAGGTCTTCATTAACGAAAGACCCAACTATGAAGGGAGTTGTCCAAGCCAATGTTCCACGCCGAAATGATGCGAAAGGTGGTACAATTACCGTTGCAAGAAGAATCCAGCAGGAAAAGACAGCAAATTTTGCCAACAAAGACGCAAGAAGAAAATTTAATCAGCAAACCTATCCTTTCAAAAATGAAAAAACCGTTTATGAAATAATGACCATCCCGTTACCCACATATGTTGTGGCAACTTATAAAGTTACGATAACAACGGAATATCAACAACAGATGAATGAAATTTTTACACCCTTTATCGTTAGTACAGGGCAAATAAATAATTTTTTCATAACTAAAGACGGTCATAGATTTGAGGGCTTTATACAAGGCGAATTCGGTTTAGAAAATAATATTTCCAATTTGGGAGAAGAAGAAAGAAAGTTTCAAACTACGATAGATTTAAAAATATTAGGATATTTAATGGGAGCCGACAAGAACGATGATCAACCAAAAATCACAATTAGAGAAAATGCCGCTGAATTTAAATTTGTAAGAGAAAGAGTAATAATGGGCGATAAGAAGGAATATTAATAATTATGGCTGAGAACAAGTGGGAAAAACCATCAAATCCACCGCCGCCTCTTTTTCTTGGAGAAAAGGAGAGAAACCTTGTAAAGCAAGTTAATGACGAGCTTATGGAGCGAGTCATTGGCCAAGCTATAACCTATTTTCCGCTTTCCGTTGAGAGAACAAATTTTCACCCCCTGTATGGCGAGGCAATAGAAAAATGTTTCCTTGCACCCGTCAGGGTATATGTTCTGATTGAATTTGACGGGATAGGGACAGCCACAGAAAATTATGGTCTGGATAAAACCTACTCTCTAACCGTTAGGTTTCATGAAAGAAGATTATTTGAAGATCAGGACCTTTATGTGAGAGAAGGAGACTATATACAGTATGGCTCCTCTTTCTTTGAGATTGTCACACTCACAGAAGAGAGGGAAATATTTGGACAAGTTGAGGCGAGATTTCAACTAAGTGCCAAATGCATTAAATCTCGAAAAGGATTAATGAATTTCAAAGTAGTTTCTTAAAATATTAATTGAGGCTTTCGCAATTCAATGAACTATTTATTATGTGATAAAGTAATCTAGATTTAGAGGAGAATCCCTTAGATGTCAGTTAAAAAATTTAAATTTGTGTCCCCAGGCGTATTTACGCGAGAGATCGACAATTCCCAACTGCCAGCAGTTGAGACACCCTCGGGCCCAATAGTTATAGGTAGACTGCCACAAGGCCCAGCAATGGAACCAGTAAAGATTGATTCTTTTTCTCAATTTGTTGAAGTGTTTGGCAATCCTGTTCCGGGAAAAGCAACAGGAGATGTGTGGCGCACCGGAAACTATCAAGGTCCAACTTATGCCTCATACGCCGCACAGGCTTATTTAAGAAATAGTACCGATTCTATGAGCATTGTTAGACTAGCTGGATTAGCTAGTGAAGATGTCGGTACAGGAGGGGAGGCCGGCTGGGCTGTCCAAGGTGATGTATCCGGCTCGGTATTATCAAATGCCGGTGCATATGGGATGTATCTGTGCCAATCGGGTTCGGGCACCAAGAATGCCTATCTGGCTGCAATTTGGTATATATATAATGGGGGAGCCGTAGGGCTTTCCGGAACTCTTGCAGGAGGAGCCACTCTGGTTGGTGGTGTCGGTGGACTAATCGACCCATCTAGCGATATTGGTTCTTCAAAGGGCCCCGACTATCAGGCTTATATTAAAGACACCACTGGCGCCGAAGTTTATAAGACAACCTTCAACTTTGATCCTTCTTCTAGAACATTTATTAGAAAAGTATTTAATACAAACCCCCAGACACTAGGCGGTGTTTTGCCGGCCGGCTCTTATAACCTCGGGGAAAGTGTTTATTGGCTCGGAGAGACTTATGAGTCCTTCATCCAAAAGCAACTTGATTTAGGAAATCTTAATGATAGTTCATATGGTTTGATAATGCCATTCGACTTGGCGGCTAAAGCAGACTACACACAAGATTTTACAAAGGCAAAAACCGGTTGGTTCTTCTCACAAGATCTATCAACTGCAACGGCATCCTATCAGCCAGAGAATATGCAGAAACTATTTAGACTTCATGCAACAGAACCTGGAAAATGGGTTCAAGATAATATAAAAGTTTCCATTCAGGGTCTCACTTATTCAAGAAGTACAACTGGCACAAACAATTATGGTTCGTTTACCGTCGTTCTTCGTAAGGTAGATGATACTGACAAGGTTGTTAAAATTGTAGAGCGATTTTCAAATGTTAACTTAAATCCGTTATCAGATAATTACATTGCAAAGAAAATTGGTGATAGGTATAGTGTCTGGGATCAATCAGTAAAATTAATGAGAGAGTATGGAGAATATCCGAATGCATCTAAATATGTAAGAGTAGAAGTTAACGATACCGTTAGAAATGGTATCGCAAATGCGGATTTCCTACCATTTGGAGTAAACGGCCCAGACAAATTTGTAGATGTTGATGTCAGCACATCTATCGATCCTGCGACGATCGTAGAAGACACCACCACCTCTCCAGATGATTTAGCAGCCGGCACAGGATATATGATCGCCACAGGATCGGTTATTACCGACTATTCGGCATCATTAAAATTCCCAGAAATGATACTCAGGAATTCATCTTCTGCCGGCAATTTATATGCCGAAACGGATGCCTATTTCGGCATGACAGCCACACCCTATTTAGAGAATTCAACATTGGCGTATGCCAGTTCCGTCCCTGGAACCGGATATCCAGATTATGTATACCCTCTTCCAGCAGCCGTTACTGACACAATGGTAGAGCCAATGTGGAGATTTTCGTTAGATGATGTGGTCCAGCCGCTTGGTAAAAATTATGCTCACTACTCAGCTTCAAGTAG